CTCAAGATAATTGATAAACATCTTGAAGATGGACACTACCTCGGTGTTTGGGTGCGTTCGTGTTTGAAGGATGAGGTTGTGGAAGAAGATTCGGAGAAAGTGAGACTTTTCTACATCATGGAGTGTTTGTTCGCTCTACGTTGTAGACAAATGTTCTTACCAATCTGTGAGTTCATTTCACGCCATCCTCTAACCACTGAATGCCTCGTTGGAGTAAATTGTGCGAGCAAAGAGTGGCAGCAATTCAAAGATTTCATCAATGAATATGCGACTGATGGTTTGGGTGTTGCTGGGGACTACTCTAAATATGATCTGAAACGATCCGCTGATGTGATGTGCTCTTCGGGCAAACTTTACATCAGGATGGCCAGATTTATGGGAGAGGTCACTAGAGAGATGAAGGTTTTCATTGAAATCAACACCTACACAGAGGGAGTTCTCATAAAGATGGGTTATTCACTCGAAGAAATTCGAAATCCTGTCATCAATTGGAATGGTACAGTCATTTGGATGTACATTTGGAGTTCCGGTAATACGTTGACAGTGTATGGTAATAGCACTGAGAACTCTCTCCATCAACGCATCTCGTTTCATTGGAATGGAACTAGATTGCTTGGCCCCGAAAAATTCAAGGAGTTAGGCACGTTTCGAGACAACGAACACATCGGAACGTATGGGGATGATGGAACGAGTGGCTCTAAGCCTGAGGTCCGAGAAATTTGCGGATTCAGTGCTAAAAAGAGGTACTTTGATTTCATCAACATGAAGATCACCAATGCCAAGAAAGATGGCGAGGAGGACGACGCCATTCCCGCAGAGGATATTGACTTCCTCAAGCGTAAGGATGTTTACCATCCAAAACTTGGCTGCTGTGTTGGTGCCCTCAACAAGGACTCGATCATGAAAATGGGTCACATGAGTTCTGGTATGGGTGAGCCTGAGGATCTTGCAGTTGCCTCAATGCTCTCGATGCTTACTGAAGCTTTTCTCCATGGAGAAGAGTACTATGAGTACATTCGAAGCAAACTGCAGGACATCGCCCGCGAGAACCACATCTGGACTGATGCTCTTTATTTGTCTTATGACAACCGCGTCGAGATGTGGAAACTCAAATATGACGACTAAGGTCGTCGCCCCGTCGTGGGAGGACGTTAAACTCCTGTCCAGTTTGAAATCTGGTCGCCAAGGCAAAGCAAAATTCTCAGGTGTGTTTGGATACCAATGGGATCCGTCGAACAGGATCCCACGAGGCTTCGCACTTTGAATGTTCTTGTTCCTAGGCTGGGCAGCCGAAGAACCGATTCATAAAGCCCGAATCAAATAATAATAACACATCTAAGATCTATACCATGGGCATGGGTATGGACACCTCAACAGGTACGCAAAATATGTCCTTTCAGGATAACGTCGCTGGGTCTATGGATTCCCGAGGGACCAGCATGGATATTACACGCAATGTAGCTTTCATGCAGGATACGACCCTATCGGAATTCTTCCAACGACCAGTCAAAATTCTCGAAACTGACTGGTCTGTAAACACTCCGTTGTTTCAGCGATTTAATCCTTGGGCTCTCTTTTGGGAGAACCCACGCAACCTCGAGAAAATCAGTAACTACTATTTGCTGAAGTGCAACCTTCATCTGAAGGTACTGATCAATGGTAATGCTTTCTACTACGGAAGGGCAATCATGGCATATGAACCTCTATCATCTTCGGATGATCTTTCAGCCAACCTTCTTAAACGTAGAGCAGCGTATACCAATGCCGATCTTGTTCGTTTATCTCAACGAATGCACGTTTACCTGAATCCCACTGAGTGTGTTGGGGGTTCTCTTTTGCTTCCATTCTTTTATCCGAAGAATGCCTTACGTATTCCACGGAAAGAATGGAGTGAATTAGGTGAATGTGTGCTTATGAGTATAAACAACTTGCAGCATGCAAATGGTGGTACTGACCCGATAACCATTTCCGTATTGGCCTGGGCCGAGAATGTTTCGTATGCAATTCCAACTGCATACACCCCTGCAAATACTCTGAAAACCGTCCCTGAGATGGCTGATGAGCATGAGCAGGCTGTCATTTCTCGACCTGCTAGCACTGTGGCAAGATACGCGAGAGCACTTACCAATATACCTTGGATTGGTCCATTTGCGCGAGCGACTGAAATTGGAGCAGGAGCTGTTTCAGCAATTGCTAAGATTTTCGGTTACTCCGCGCCAGTGGAACTCAATTACAATATGATGGTTCCGGCTCCGCGCCCTTCGCTAGCAGTGGTTGATACGAAATACCCCGCG